GCTCGGATATGTTATTGGAGAAGGGCTCAACCAAGAAAGACCTAAAATTATTCGGCGCGAAAATGCAGTTGAAGTGAAGGTTCCTCGGGAGAGAGTAATTGTGGGAGATATACAAGAATTTTATCCCCGCAGTGATTTTTACAGAGATTAAAACTTAAAAAGGTTTTTGCATTACTTTATTACTATTTATTAGAGAAAAAGCTGTGTCCTTAGAGGAGAATTAGAACATGTCATACAGAAAATTTAAGTTTATGTCGCCTGGGGTTTTTATTACCGAGATTGACAACTCACAATTGCCCAAAGAGCCCACGGCTATGGGGCCCGCGGTAATTGGTCGATTTGAACGAGGACCATCACTTAAGCCTGTCCAAGTTAATTCGTTTGTAGAATTTCTTGATATTTTTGGCGCCCCCAATTCGGGACAAGCCGGCGCCGACGTTTGGCGCAACGGCAGCTTTGCTGCACCTACTTATGCAGCGTACGCAGCACAGGCATGGTTTCGAAATAATTCTCCCGTAACGGTAGTACGCCTTGCAGGACAAACTAGCACATCGGCGACTGAAAATAGCGCTTTTGCAGGATGGCAAACAACGAAACAGGCGGCCAGCGATGTCTCCGCTGACAACGGAGGCGCATTCGGCCTTTTTGTTTGCGAAGGACCAGCATCCAATCTTACTGGCGCCGCTGGAAGTGGCAGTTCATTTGTAAGCGCTAGCTCTAACTACCTTACTGGCGCCGCCGAAGGAACTCTTGCTGCTATCTGGTATATAAACAATGGCGCGATTGCTCTTTCTGGAGTGACAAGTTTGTCGGGAACCACCACGCACGGTAAAGCTATGGCCCAGTGGGTGAGAGCAGTTGGAACTGGCGCTGAATTTAAAGTGGTAATCGAAAACGGTGCCGGAGATACTCAAATTGATAGTGCTTTTAATTTTGATAGGAATTCTCCTAGTTTTCTTAGAAAGGTGTTTAATACCAATCCAACCCTAACTAACAGCAATTTAACATCAACTGACGGCATCACCGCAAGTTATTGGCTAGGAGAAAGCTACGAGGGTAACTTAGACACCTTTAGAGGTGCTACAACCTCTTCTCTCGACGGAAACACCGGAGAAAATAAAAACGCCACTGGCATTTCTGGCACGATTGCCAATGAAACCTACGGTATTATGTTGAGGCTAAGCACACCAAATGGATCTGTTCAAGGCGGTGATTTTACAATGTCCGACGTGAAAAGCCCGCTTCAACAATTTGCGAAAACAGGATGGTTTATTTCACAAGATGTAACAACCAATACCGCTTCTTATCTGCCGGCCAACATGCAAAAGCTTTTCCGATTCGCAGCGCGCGAATTGGGATCGGAAATTCAAAACAAGGTAAAAATTTCTATTTCAAGACTTGCCGCATCCAACGATCCAAACTGGCCGTGGGGAACTTTCACGGTGCTTGTACGCGATATATCTGATACTGATGCAAGCCCCCGTATTCTGGAACAATTTAATAATTGTAATTTAAATCCTTCATCCGATGATTATCTTGCCAAAAAAGTTGGCAACAAGTTCTTGGAATGGGACGATATAGATCGTCGTTATCGTTATTATGGCGAGTATACTAATGTTTCTGATTACCTATATGTAGAGATAAACGAGACAGTAGATCGCGGCGCGTGCAACGCAGAATATCTCCCCTTTGGAGTTTTTGGACCACCCCGTTATCAGGGATTTGCAGTGTCTGGAACAACCATGTTTGATTACGATGGAGATGGAGCGATAACTAGCGGAGATGCTGACGGCCCATTTGTTGGTGCCCTACAGACAAATCCAATTACTACCATGGGTTCCGGTACATTTACTGGATCGGCGATTCCTGCGGACAGCAGCTGGCTCTTCAGTGGCGCAATTACTATCAATTCGAGATATAAGTTCCCTCAATTAAGATTGCGTAGCAGAAGTGATGAAGGTGGAGCCTTAACAGATCCCAAAGATGCGTACTTCGGCGTTGATACCACATATAATAGTACACGATTTGATGCCAGTGTACTTGACGTATTGCGCACAAAAGCAGATGATATTCAAAGTTGGGACGCCCAAACTGGCAAAACTGAGACTTCTTGGATCTTCTCTTTGGATGATGTGAGAAATGTGAATGTTTTATCTGGAACTTATACTGGAAGCTACGATACGCAAGCGATATGGTGGGCCGGCTCCCGGGTTTCAGGCTCTTCTTACACGGCTCATACGGGCTCTTCCATTGCCACCGTGAGCGGCTCGGATGCCGATCCAAAAGGCCCCATGTCGGCTTCTTATAGAAACGTTATTGATGATAATCCCGACTTTGGTAATACAACCGCAGGTTGGAATCAATTTACGACATGTCTCCATGGAGGGTGTAACGGTCTCGATATCAAGGAGCGTGAACCCTTTAACAGTCGGACAGCAACAGATGGCGGTAAACTGGGCTCCGGCGCAACTAATAAATCGAGTGCCCCCTTCAATTCGTTGAATGTGGCTATTGATTCTTTACGTGACCCAGAAATCGTAGAATACAATTTGGTAACAATGCCAGGTATTGTGAATAACACACTTAATCAAAAATTAATTGATATGTGTGAGCGCCGCGGCGACGCCTTGGCGATTATCGATCTTAAAAATGGCTACACTCCTGCGGCTGAAAGCGGCGCAGATCGCCAAGCTAGAAAGGGATCCGTGACCCAAGTTATCCGAAACCGAGTCGCCCAACAGTTTAATAGTAGTTACGGGTGTGCTTACTACCCGTGGGTACAAATCCGCGACACGATTAGTGGAGCCACACTTTGGGCTCCTCCCTCGATTGTGGCTTTGGGCGCGATGTCCTACGGCCAAGCTAATTCGCAACTTTGGTTTGCTCCCGCTGGTTTTACCCGCGGTGGTCTAAGCGAACGACAGGCGGGAGGTATTCCCGTTGTAGGCGTCGAAGAGCGCTTGACTACTAAAAAGCGAGACGACCTGTACGAAGCCGGAATCAATCCGATTGCCGCATTCCCTGCCGAAGGAATTGTAATCTTTGGTCAAAAAACGCTGCAACTAACACCGTCAGCGTTAGATAGAATTAATGTACGACGTCTTGTGATCTTCTTGAAAAAGCAGATTTCACGATTTGCAGCTACAATCTTATTTGATCAAAACGTCCAGGCAACGTGGGTAAGATTTAAATCAAAAGTTGTTCCGTTCCTTAGCGACGTAAAAGCAGGTCTAGGGGTTACTGATTATAAGGTAGTCTTGGATGAGTCCACCACCACAGCAGATCTTATAGACAGAAATATTATGTATGCAAAAATATATGTGAAACCGGCACGTGCAATTGAATTTATTGCAATTGATTTTATTATTACCGATTCAGGAGCGTCTTTTGAAGACTAAAAATTTAATTTAGTTCTATTTATTAATAAGAGTACTAAAAGGAGAAGTTAAAAATGGCAGGCAATCAATTTTGGAGTTCAAACTTACTTGATCCAAAGCGGAGTTTTAGGTGGGTACTGCTTCTAGGCCCGCAAAACCTCCCCACATATGTTATAAAATCAGTAGCAAAGCCGGGCTTTACAATCAGTAATGTGGCGCACAATTATATATCTCATGCATTTAACTTTCCAGGAAGAATAACGTGGGATCCTCTTGAGGTAACATTAGTTGATCCCGTATTCCCCGACGCTTCTGCCACTTTAGTTAAAGTTTTGCAGGCCTCTGGGTACGCAGTTCCTGGCGAACCAGTTACCTCTCAAAGATCTTTTAGTAAGAAACAAGCTACGGACGCACTAGGCAACCCAACAATTCAGCAATTAGATGCAAAAGGAAATCCTGTAGATGCGTGGACTTTGCGAAATGCTTGGATTGAAAATGTAAAGTTTGGGGCTTTAGACTATAGCACTGAAGAAATGGTGAACGTAACCATGAGCTTCCGTTTCGATTGGGCAGAATATGCAGGCTCACCGGCGACGGATGGCGCAGTTCTTACCCCGATTATGAACGATGGTATGGATCAAGACGCCGCCATTGAGACCTATCAAAAAGACTTTAGTCCGGGAGGAGGCGTTACCATTTAGGTAAACGAGCATCAAATGGCTGCTAATTTATTTACTCCACGCACATGGCAATTCTGGAGCAACCCCCAGGTAAGGCCCAAAAGAGCCTTTGAAGGGATGCTCTTTTTCGGAGACATAATGTTTGGAGGCGAAGGCCTCGAATCTTTTCCTCCTTTTATGGTTAAAAATTTTAGCAGACCAGGGTATAATAAAATAGAAACACAAGCCGCGGAATATCAATTAAGATCTGGCGATTTTGCCAAGATAGATTATCCCACACAAGCTTTTACTACAAGTCCGCTTCGGGTCCAATTAGCTGATGTGAATATGGGTGGCAACGGCGGCGCAGATACTGCGGGGCATATTTCAACTGCTTTAGGAATGATGCAGAAAACGTGGAATTTTGAAGAGACAGCACTTGGCCAAGAAGAAGGGCAAGCCAATAAAGTATATGACTCATTTATAGAAGGATACGTAGGGGGAAATCCTAAAATTATTACCATTATCGAATTAGATGGGATGGGAGGATCGCTTGGAGAGTGGAACATGTATAAACCTGTTTTAACAAGCGCGGCTTTTTCC